CAATAGTCAAACTGTTCCTCCATATATTTTTTTCTCTCAGGAAATCTGTCAAGATTTATCCACAAGACAGGAGGGAAATGTGCTAACTTGAATACTGCTTTGTTCTTATCCATTTCTCCTCTTAATATAATCTACCTCATTATAATATTTGATAAGAGATTTCTTACCTTTTACTTTTAGTTCTTCCCATAGTTTCTTGTTCTCTTCACAGTGTGGATTATTGAACCATGAGTTCTTTGTTCTGCCATGCTCAAGATGAAATACATTTTCAGTTAACCTTGCAACGCTTGATAATAAATTGAATCTAAAATATCTTTCATCATCTTCATATCCATATGCTATAAAGTTTTCATTCTCACCACCCAGTCTCTTATACTCTTCAGTGTCAAAGAACTGACAGAATCCATACTTGGCATCCCACTTTCTCAAACAACCATTGAATGCTTCAAAGTTGAATCCACTATTGATAAATGCAGTTGCATGATCATCCTCAATATGGCATTGATACTGATACTCACCAAGACCATATGGATACACAACTTTTACAGGTTGACCACCCTCTACATCAGGATGAACCCATCCCTTTAATATCATATTGGTTGCGTTGATATACGAATCAACGGGTAAGATGATGTCGCTATCATAATTACATACAACAGGTGTCTTCACCATCCACAACATGTCATTGAGAATCTTTGTTCTATGAAAAGTAAAGTCATCACTCTCTTCAAATACATGAGTGATACAGTTCAGCATCTCTGGTTCAAGTGCTTGCTCTAGTAATGGTTGTACATCACGTAGATATACTGACTCCTTATCTACTTCTTTGACAATAATTCTACATGCAAAATTACGAGTGAGATATATCAATGATGTTATAATATTTCTCATACGATCAGCAGTCTCAATCCTAAGTGGTATGATAAACGTGCACTTAGCAAGATTGAATCTATTTACTTCTTGTCCGTCGATCATAGCACCTCCCAATTGTCACAGTATAGATCAGATGTATCATGATCTTTTGTGTAACCTGTACCAAACCATTTCTTTGGAGCAATAATTCTCTTATCAGGATTTTTACTCAACCATGAACCCCACCATGAAAATGATGAGTTAGCAATAATAAAATCAGAACACAAAGACATCATGCACAAATCTGCAAGATTGTCACCACCTTCTGAGATAAGGAACCTGTCATCAGAGAACTCAGTACTACACCATTCAGGATCATCAGAAAAAATAACCACTGTACGATGCTTATCAAACTTTGACAATGCAGTATCATAATATTCTTTGGGGCAGGGTGGATGGTTGTCACAGTTTTGTATGTAATCACCACGACGTACGTGTAGTGCAATTGGATCTTCAACAGTCGAGATCATATCTTCGCATGGTGCTTTGATCTCATTCTTGAACTCGAAGTCCTGTCGTATATCTTCTTCTATATTATCAAAGTATTTTGTGCTCTGCAAATATGCATAGACATTATGTCCGTCTGGCATATTATCATATAAATTTTTATCGAAGTGAAAGTGTGCTTCGTTTACATAAGGACCTGCACATAGTCCTATGTTTGTCAGACCTTTGAGTTTGAATGCTTCAAATAACTGATGATCATTCCACTCATCTTTGAAGTCACTCTCTGGTATCATGAAATCAAAACCACGGTGAGCAGCAATACCTCTGAGTCCAGCATACTGGAACATCTGATTGCCTAGTCTTCCGTGTCTTCCAAGGTGGTTGAATCCTATTGTCATAATAAATGTTTCTTCTTCAGGTATTCAATCTCCTCTGGTATGAGGTGTTCATTTGACCTTTGTGTTTGGTTCCTATGTTCTCTGTTTGATATATGTATGTCCTCTAGAACCACAGGATTTCCAAGCATTGTATACAATCTATAGTACATGTCACAGTCCATCAACATGACCAACTTCTCATCAAAATATTCTCCAAGACCATTCCTAAGAGCAAGAATTGAAGGAGAACTAAGAGTGTTGACACCCTCCAATAATCTGTCGTTGTAAACTGGTAACTTTGGGTTGTAATGTGTCTTACCATTGTCAAGAGTGTGAGCAAAACCTGTCACTGCCCATCTTACTCCGAAGTCAAATGCTTTGTCAAGTTCTTCTGTAAGAGTTGTTGTAAGTATGAAATCATCTGAGTACAGTATCTTTATTATCTCTCCCTCTGCCATCATCATGGCATTGTTTGTGTTGACAGAGATGTTACCCTCTGGTGCTTTCTTGAAGTTGATGTTTAGTATATCCCAATAGTCATTCAGTGCTCTGAGAATTCTAGTCTGATCACCTTGATGCGACACACATATATCAAAGTCTTTATTTGTTTGATGTGCTAAAGGATATAGTATATCAAACATATATTGCTCACACCTAGCATGGTCGTGAGTAGGAATACAATAACTTACTCTCATAAATCAAGCACTACTTCATATGGTTGACATCTTCTACTTCTTAGTTTGTCTCTGATACCTTGATCAATTGATTCATGTATATACCACTCCTCCATTGTGCAAGGTCCGTTCATTATATCTTCCCCTACTAAATCATATCCATGTTTTTTAAATATCTCTCTGTGTCCATACACATCACCCCATTGTCTGTATAGATCATGCTCATAGGTGACACACTTGAATTGTAATTTATCAAGAGGAAAATTTCTCAACGCTTCCAGAGTATTATGTGGTGGTTCCAAATCAAAAGATAAGTAATCTATCTCTCTTGGTAGACCAAGGTCATCGACTGCTTTTACGTAGTCAAATTTCATAGCATCTGCCTCATAGAGTGTGGTATTAGGACGTACACCTTCCCACTTAGCACATAGATCATGTTCTAATTCTATTGAGAATCCTCTCCAATTATATCCACTCTCTAACAACCATGTATTGTTACCTACGAATGGCACTGCACCACCAACCTCTATGAATGTACCATCAGTCTTTGCATCAGTTACAACCAAAGCAAATACATCTTGCCACACCTGAGAAAAATTCTTCGTCAGATTTTTCATACCCTCAGGTGCTACCTTTAGATACTTATAATCTTTTTTGAACCAATTGGTTTGACCTTCACCACTAATCGGCATTGTTTACATCCTCAATAATTTTACGAGTGAGTCTGGGTACGACATCATTGTCACTATGAAATCTCTTAGCAACCTCATAGTTATTTTCTATCGCTTTCATTCTCTTATCATAGCAGTCTCCATCGAGTTTGCTAACAATCATCTTGAGTTCATCAAGATCATTGAATGTTATGATACCATCCATATGAAACCAGTCACCTATGTTAGGACAACCAAAGTATATGGGTATAGTTTTAGATGCAAAACAATCTATTATCTTCTCGGTAAAGTAATTCTTTTGTTGAGAGTTCTCTACAGCAATGTGGAACTTAGAACTTTCAAAAAAATCATTCCTTCTTTCATGAAATGGTGGTGACATGTGTGAATAGTATTGAATACCATTTGACACATCAACCTCTTTCAAATATTCATATATGTCTATTCGTAATTTATGACCCTTGCTCTGATTCTTACTGCTCGTGACAAAGGACACGTTGTTAGTCTTGTTTATCTTCAAGTCCTTGAAGTCTAACCAACTACTACCCCACTCAAACAATTCTGCCTGTGGATACCTGTCAATAAAACTCTGACAGAAAGTGTATATCTTATCAAACTTATATGCAGATCGTATTGCCCCTTCGCTTACTGTTGGTAGAATAGCAAGTGGTTCTGCTAGAAATAAAATCTTATAGTCTGCTGACTTATCATGATCTAAGTTGTCAATGGAGATACTTACTTTCTTATTGAAATCAAGTCCTCTGTCACCCCATGGGTTCCACCACAGTGGGTATATGCTCGCAGATTTCATCGTATGTTTTGGAAATGATAATGGAAACCAAAGGTTTCTTCTTCACTGTCAGGTAGCGTGTCTTCCCTAGAGAATTTACTCGCCACCTCGACGGGAGCATACACACATCCTTGTGCCTCGAAGATGTGTCGGTTGTGGCAGCATATGTTCCCGTCCTCATTATATAGTCCAGCATTCTGGTGTTTATAAAATGTACCTTCGTTTACTTCCCAAGGGACGGTGACTTTACTGGGGACTTCGAGAAGACGCTTGGAGCGTAAGGAAAATCCTCCATTACCGACACGTTGGTTTCTTCCCCACGGGTCGAGGTAGGCATTTGGGTCATCTCTCCACGGGGCACCGATATAATCGTAATCAAGAAACTTATTATCCCATAACTGAGGACGAATAACGTAGCCGTCTGGATGTATGAGAAGGCAGTGCGAGGTCCTGACGTGATTAGTAAGATTGTAAATACAATAAAAATTAAAGTCATCTATACTTTGTATTGGATATGTTTCTTCATATTTTACCTGATCACATAGACCTTCTGGTCTCTTGCTACCTAAAAATTTAGCAGCACCCCATTCAATTTCTTCACACGATTTATTTATTGCATAGACTGCATCTGGTAGGTCAAGATCTGCCAGTATTAGCAGGGTAACCTCAGGTATTTTTAGCACGGTTTACCGCCCTATTGAATAGACTATACAAGTCTAACATATTGATATCTAAATTTCTACTCTTTATAAACAGGTCGTCATTCTCTGCTAACAATGTCTTGTTCACATCAGCGTAATCATCTACCCATAGTATAGGGTAATCCTTATAACACTCCTCAAGGTATGGATTTCTTTTCATTATAGGCACACGTTTTAGTAACAAGACTTCCCAGTTTCTATGACAATCTACAGCATTACCTTCAGGACATATCATAAACTTGTGTGCCTGTATCTGTTCACAATACTCAGGGTAATCTACCCTCGGACTTATAGTAGCGAAGGATTTATTTGCAAACATCTCTCTTATGTTACCACGTTCACTTAGGTTAGTATGTTCTGCATGGTTTATATAAAGCAACTTGGTTGGTTTAGGATCAGATTTTAGAGCTGTCTGCATCTCATCCAGCCTTACATCTACAGGATATAATTTTCTTTGTAATCCATATGGGAATGGATGTACCTTACCACCATACCCTACAGAATTTGCAGCATAGATTGCTAGAACATTTTGTGGTATGTGTGGATGTATATCTTCTGTTATAGGTGTATCTTCATTACTGCAAAATATAATAAACTTTGTATCCTTCAATAACATGATCTCTGCTAGTAGATGTAGAAGATCATTCTCTTCCATCATCTTATCAACTCTCATTTGATCAGTAGCAGTAGCACATAATATCTCTCTCTTATACAATCTTATGTTGTCAATGAATAAGGTCATGAACTCATTGCCATTGACTTTCTTTATAAATTCTAAATTAGACTCATTAGCATCCTTCATGAATGCACCACTCACACCACCAAGACACCCTGCTTGGTCACCAAAATCATAATCACATAAGTCAGATATCGCTGGTCCGTAGAGCAAGTTCATAATTAATATTCAATGAGAATCGTATGTTATTTGTCGGTGATGATGAGGAGTGTTTCCACTTACCATCAAAGACAACCATCTTACCTCTTTCAACTGGTTCTTTATGTATAACATTTTCATCATCATCAAAGAAAAATGTATCACCATCAGAATCGTTAGGATAATATAGTCCTACAATATGTGGGAAGTGTTGATCCACATGAATGTTGTGTGGTTGATCTTTGGCATCAGGTCTAGGATACTGCAACGTATTATGTGCACGTATCATTTTATTATTAGGTAGACCAATGTACTGACCAATCTCATTCCATGGCATCTTGTGGAAGAAAGGACCTATCTTATTGTTCTCTAAAAATGTATGAGAAAAATATGGATGCATAGAAAGACCTTTATCCTTTGCTGCATTACCATAAGCACAATCTTTGAAGAAGAACCATGGTAATTCATGACTCAGTTCCTCAATATAATTTACGATACCATCAGGAAATTGGTGCCTTGTAACTGAGAATGAATTCTCGTTGCTCATCAGTGTTTCTCCATTCACCAGGTAGTAAGTAATGTGGTAGATGCATTTGATGCACCTCAACATCAGTATCAACAAGCATCTGCCAATTCAAATGCTCGGTGATTGCTATATCAGTACAGTAAAAGTGTTCAATGTTCTGACTGCATAGAGCAGCAGCAACAGCGTAGGTTCCTACACCAGAATTAGCAACATGTTTTGCTCCTAGTATTGTAGCAAAATCTTCTGCCACTGTACCACGTTGTATTGTAACTTTTCTATTATAAGATAACTCTTCCACAATAGGATTGAAATTATCATTCTCCGTAACTACAATCGCTTTATCAAACGAATCAAGAAGTGTATCATAGAAATGAAAAGGATTAGGACTATACTGCTCTGGATTAGGAACGTCTTTGTCAAAAATATCTCCACTCCTGATATGAATAACAAGAGTATCATCAGGTATTTCTTTTGTCGGAAGGTCAAGTTGGGGATAGATCCACTTCTTACAAACTCTACGCATGTTACGATAGATCGTCTCAACAGGTAGATTGACTTCTTGATAAGGTCCTTCCCAGTAAAAGCACTTGCTTGATAACCCCAGTCTGTTCTGTCCAAAAGAAGTTGTATGTTTCTTGATAATCTCATGATCTATTGACTGAAAAGTTGAATCTATTTCTTCTGCCCACAAGGTGCCAACAGCAGACTGTTGGATGTTATTACCTAACCTTCCATACCAATGGGACAGTCTTATCATTTGCCACAGTTACCATATGCAAGGTACTTCTTGTCAGATATGTCAGCATCACTTAGGTTAGAATGTGCAGTAAGTTCTTTTGCTATCTGACCCATGATCCAATTGTACGTCTTTCTTATTCCTTCTTCAAGTGTCTGAGAATAATCCCACCCAAGTTTCTCTCTGATGAGATCATTGTTAGAGTTACGTCCACGTACACCAAGAGGTGCATCTAACTTATGATCTTTACCTATGCTTTTATTGGCAACCTTGGCAGCAGTGTCTACTAATTGATTAATGGTAACCATCTCTTCAGATCCAATGTTGATCGGTTCTGTGAAGTCTGAGTC